TGATCGCCGAATATGGCATCGACACCGCAAACGATTATATCGACCGGTTATCAATCTGGATGCCTAATGCCCCGCGAAAGGTAAAATCATGCTATGCGACCTTGCTAAACTGGCTCCGGCGCGATAAAGTACCGATTAAACCGAGGGCCTTGACTTGCCCCGATTGCGGTGCTACACTCTCCGACGGAATATGCCCCAATCCAGATTGCCCGAGTTATAGGAGGTAATATGGAAACTGCGGAAGATGATGCTTACTGGTTTTATTTAGACCCGACAGATTTTAATAGTGAGGATGATTATTGCGACGATCGGGACGATCCCGATAATATCCGCGACATTATCCCCGACATGGAGGATCAATAATGACTACGCAAGAATTGGCCGAATCGGTGATTGCTATTGTCCAATCCAAGAACGGATGGGAATCGCAGGCATTTAATGAAATAGTAACATTTCTTGACCGCGAGCGTCCCGTCATCGAGCCGAGCGAGAGCGCGAGGGATATCGCGTACAAGATTGCTTGCCTAATGTCTGGTGTTACACAGGAAACCTACCTCAAAGCGGAAACCGAAGCCTCCGCCCTCATCGAGACCGACCGCGCCAGGGTACGGCAGGAAGCCCTCGCCTCGGCGAACCAAGGGGAGCGCGGGGCCGTCTTGGCGCTCAAGAGCCTTATCGACGCGCATAAGAGACTATCAGCGGGATTTGGCCTGCCCTACGAGGAGGACATCGCCCGAGTCGAGTACGCCGAGCGCGTCCTGGAAGAATTGCAGAAGCCCGCCGCCCTCCGCTCCCGCACCTCGGAGCCCCATGCTTGAAAATCACGCATACGAGCAATCCCTACTCGGGGCAATACTGCTAGACAATCGGGTGCTAGAGGATTATTCAGTCTCTGCCAAGTTGTTCGATTTGGAGGTAAATCGGAAAGTATTCCGGGCGATTGAAACAGTACGAGGATCGGGAGGGGTTGCCGATCTTGTGACCGTAGCTACCACACTTCCCGAAGCATGTGGATACATTGCACAATTAACCAATTCAGTATCGGCGGCAAATGTTAAGTTTTATATCGATGAGCTTTCGGAATTGGCGCGCAAGCGGGGACTAGCCAAACTCTCGCGCGAGGTTGCGGAGATTGTCAACGACGCCGAGTCAAGCGACATTTTCGCGCATATTGACCGGGCATTGATTGACATTGCCGACACTAAGGATTCGGGATATAAACATGCATCCGAATATCTTGTTACTACCATCGCCGAGATTAAAAAAGCCTTTGAACTAAAAGGGGCGCTATCGGGAATTGCAACTGGATTCCCCAAACTCGACGAAATGACGAATGGATGGCAAAAGGGAGAATTGATTATAATCGGAGCGCGTCCGGGTGCGGGTAAAACGTCAATCGCTTTGAACATGGCAAGCGCGGCTATTCGTGACAATCATATACCAGGATTTTTTAGCGCGGAAATGTCAGGCGAGTCCATTTTGAAGCGTGTAATATCAGACTGGGGATCGGTAGAGTTTAAGCGCCTTCGCACAGGCTTAATGGGACAACATGACTTCACTTCGATTATCGACGCCGGAAAGGCGATAGCAGGGAATAAGTTTTTTATAAATGACAAGCCCGCAATAAAGCTTGACGAGCTGATTCGCGAGGCTAGGGCAATGTATCGCAAGGACAAGGTTGATATATTTTTCGTTGACTATCTTTCATTGATCGATAATAAGTCTAAAGGCATTCCGCGTCATGAACAGGTAGCCGAAATATCAATGACGTTGAAAAAACTAGCACGTGAATTAAACGTGCCAGTAATAGCCCTATCGCAGTTAACCAGGGAGGCGCAAGGGGAAAGGCCGAAGCTATCACAATTAAGAGACTCTGGCGCGGTCGAACAGGACGCCGATATGGTTATCCTGCTATGGAATCAGGGTTACGTCGATGATTTGAAACGAGAGGTTAAAATTACGCTGATAGTTGAAAAGGGGCGCAACACTTCAGTTGGTGATATTCCAATGGTTTTTCGTCCTGGGTATATGCGATTCGCCGAGGTTGAAAAAGAATGGGAACAGGAGAAGCGACATGGATGATCCCTGGATTAGAAAAGAGATTATACATGATGCGACGCTCTACCTCGGGGACTGCCTGGAAATCCTGCCCACGCTTGGGCGCGTGGATTTCATATATGCCGATCCTCCCTATGGTGTCGGGAAGGCCGACTGGGACGGGCGCTACTTTACCGGATGGGAAAAGCAAGCCGTTGCGATGTCGGATCATGGACTAGTGGCGAATACCGGGACCAAGGCCCTGGCGGTTGCGATTGACGCGCTTGGCGACGAGTACCGCGATCTTTTCTACGCTTGGAATCTTAACGGAATGACGCGCAGTTCAATCGGTTTTATGAATGTCCTTTGCGCTATCGTCGCCGGAAAGAATGTACGCATGGGGCAAAACTTCGCGCAATTCTGCATACAAGACCTCACGCGCAAGGATCATCCCTCGCCTAAGCCAATCGAATATATGTATTGCATCATTAACCGATTCACGCTTATCGGCGAACTGGTCCTCGACCCCTTCATGGGCTCCGGATCGACCGGCGTAGCCTGCGCCAATCTTGGCCGTAAGTTCATCGGTATCGAAATAGAACCTAAGTATTTTGATATTGCTTGCAAGCGAATAGAAACTGCTTATCTACAGCCAAGACTATTTGATGATCCGAAGCCAGAGCCCAAACAAACCAATATGGAGTTTTAACATGGACGATTTTTGCCACTGGACAAACAGAAGGGACCTATGGTATACTGAATGCGGCCACGAATGGGTCGAGCTTCAGGAGTCACCGGTTACTTTTCAATACTGCCCATTTTGCGCAAAGCGGTTGATAGTTAAGGAGGGCGACGGTGCGCGAGATAAAGTTTAGGTCGTGGGACAATATCGGCAAGACATTCCGCGATCATACCGATCCACTCACGATTCAAATGTTAGTTTTCCATCAGCAACTTGAGCGTGGTACTCTCGAGCAATTTACTGGCCTATTCGACAAAAACGGTAAAGAGATTTACGAGGGGGATATCGTCGCTCATGACGACGACTTCAAACACCCCGGGGCTGTCCAGTTTTGCAAGGGGTTGTTTGGGATAAACTGGAACTATGCCGAAAATCCTGATCCCGAATGGAAAGACGGCCAGCTTTACGGAGGATGGGGCAATGAGCACAATCTCCGCAAGATGGGCGACGGATTCAACCGGGAAATGGTAACAATCGGCAACGTCCACGAAAACCCGGAGCTTCTAAAATGAAGTATTGGATTAGTGCCCAAGTGTATAGGGGCGGCGACATAAGTACGCAAAGGAAGGTTATAGACATTCATCCGTTGATTTACGAAAGGCAAGAAAAAGAAAAATGCGATTATTTTTATACTTTTAATCTTATTGATTGGAAAGAGGTGCCCGAAGAAATAGCCAAGGAGTTGCTAAATGAGTAACCTTCGCCATGTTCTAGTATCATTTTACGGCCTACCATTAGAGATAAGCGGAGAGTATTTCCCGGGTAGTCCAGGATCAATGTACAAGCGCAACAGCGATCCGGGCGATCCTCCTGAGGATGCCGAGTTTGATTTTCATACGATAACCTTCCATGGCCACGATATGACTCTGCTATTTGATGACTTCGATGGAGATCAGAAAGGTATTTATCGCGAACTTGAAGACATCGTATTGCAGGAAATCGAGGAACAGGAAGACTACTATCCCGAGGACGAAGACGACTAGCGTATTTGACGCAATTCGGGGCGGTAAGGTTTTTGACGTAGAAAAATGCCGACTGACTGGGCAACCGCACAATTTCAAGGAAGTGGAAACATTTACTAGTGACGTGCTACATAGGGAATATCAGGTTTTATACTGCATGGATTGCCATTATAAGTCTATCGGATGGAGGAACGTATGATTATCGGGCCTGCGGTTAATTTTGACGATGATACTTGGACATGGGACGATCTAGCCGAGTATATTTGCCGACGACATCCTACATGTGAGATTGATGATTTTATATTCCTACTGAACAAGCACAAGCGAGAGAATTGGACCACTTGACAAATGTACTCAAATATGGTACACTTCCGGTATGCACGAAATGGGGAATCGCAATGCCTACAATCTTCGATGAGGATACAAGAGAACTCATATACGAGAAGTCAAGAAGGCTTTCGGGTTCTACTAGGCGCGATTTCGTGGCAGAGTGCGAGCGTGAACTATGGGATTTTATGCCATTTGATCTAGGCGAGATTAGAGCGACGATAAATAGGGTATTTAATCGATATAGCTAATGATTTGGAAGTAGCGATATTTACAAGTCATATCGTTAGCCGTGATTAGACGGCGTGGCCGAAGGTTTGAAGATATGAAAGGTGCAATAAGTAAGTCGCCGAGTAATACCTAGGCCCTTCGATCATTTGGAGTTGGCCGACCCTTGATAGCCTGCTTTGAGGATTGGGGATTCCCGGTCGGCAAGCAGAGGCCCACATTGTAGGGTAAAGCAATGGTAGCTTATCGGCCTCATAAGCCGAGTGTTGGAGGTTCGAGTCCTTCCCCTGCAATAATTATGTTCCTGAAATACATTTCATGAACATAAGCTAAATCATTATAGTATAAGAGCAATATCGCAAACTCACTATCGGGGCTTGACTCGATGGGGAATACAGAGCAGGTTAAAATACAATGGCATGGCAGAAAGGACAATCGGGGAATCCTGGCGGTAGAGCTAAGATGTCTCCCGAGGAAAGGGCTAAATGGGCGAACCTTGCCGAACGTGGCAGGGAGAAACTAGAAGCTCTAATGGAATCGGCAGAAACACCGCCTCAGATTATAACCAAGATAACCGAAATAGCGGCTAATCGCGCATGGGGAACGCCCCCGCAGTCAATAGAGCTTTCCGATCCAGAGGGGGGGCCGGTTGGATTCCGCTTTGTCAGTCCTCCCGATGCTACAGTTCCCGAGTAAGATACGGCCGTTCATAGAGTCGCCTAGAGTACATAATATATTCGAGGGCGGGCGCGGCGGGGCTAAGACTAGAACGATAGCTAGTCTAATCGTCGAGGCCATGAATCAACAGCCTGTCAATGTAATATGCGGGCGCGAGATTCAAAAGAGCTTGAAAGAGTCTAGCTATGCGTCCTTGAAGCAGGAAATATACCGGCTTAATTATGGACCGAGGTTTGACCTAAAAGAATCTGAAGGCGTAATAGTCGGTCCTTGTGGTGGGCGAGCGGTATTCATCGGCCTTCAACAACATACAGTCGATTCGATTAAGTCCTATGAAGGCTATCACTGGGCGTGGGTTGAAGAAGCCCAAAGCGTATCGAGGGAATCGCTAGATATTCTGATTCCTACGCTTAGAACCGATCAATGGTTCGAGATTAAGCTAGGCGATAGATACTACGCCTTTCCGCTTCGTATGTTTATGTATACAATGAATCCCTATACGTGGGATGATCCAATAAATATCGTACTTCCCGATTCGCGTTCGGATGTTCGGCGCATCAAGATTAACTACAGCGACAATCCGTGGTTCCCGGCTTCACTAGAAGAAGAAAGAAAACAAGCTGAAGCTATTATGTCGCCCGAGGAATATGGGCGTATTTGGCTAGGCATCCCGTATGATAATGCCGAGCATGCGATTATGCCCAGGGCGGCACTACTTGCGGCCATGAAGCGCGAGGCTTCGCGGGATGGTGGGATTGTGGTCGGCGCGGATATTGCCCGGTTCGGCGACGATTCAACCGTATTTATCAAACGCGAGGGAATGCAAGTAATCGATAGCAGGACCCTGCATAAACAGGATACGCAAGAGGTTGCAAGTCAACTATTCGACTTCGCCGAGGGCGGAAAGATCAATATTGACGATACAGGCGTAGGCGGTGGAGTTACCGATAAGCTCCGAAAGATGCGGGCGAACGTAAATCCGATTAACTTCGGGGCCGCCGCGATGGATAAAAAGAAGTATCCTGATATCATATCGGAAATGTGGTTTAACCTTGCTTCGGTATTGCCTAATTGCGGATTGATGCATGACGATCAATTACTAGCGGAGCTTGCCAGTCGCCAATTCAAATATACCGCGGACGAACGGCGCAAAGTTGAAAGCAAGGAAGAATACAAGAAGCGGACGGGCAGGCGATCACCTGATAGGGCCGATGCTACCATTCTATGCTTCTACAATAACGACAGAATAATCAGGGCCGCGCCATATTCGGCTAGAAGGTTGGGACTTTGATAGACATTAAAGAAGTACAAAAGCTAATCGCCTCGGACGCTAGCCGACAGTCAAGGCTTGCGGTTCAGGCGGCATACGTCAAGGGGACTAATCCTTCTATCCTCGCCCCTGCCCCGAAAGAGGAGCCGGATAATCGTATCCCTGTCCCCTTCGCTCGCCGGGCTATTAATATGGTGCTAGGCTATATGTTCAAAGAGGG